GGGATAATAATGGTGCTGGATGGTATAAGGTACCTTAGTGGATTCATATTCATATGAGACACCAAGCCCTTCAAGTAGATCAGCGATCCTCTCTTCGAGCTTAGATCTAAATTTAATAGGCTTCTCATGGCGGGCTTTAAGATTAGCATAAGCTTTTCTAGCCCACTCAAGAGATGCATCTTTAGAAGTCTTCTTCGACATCGGTGGTTTCTTGTGTAGCAGTGGCTGTAAATCCACTTGTCTTACCAAATAGATCCGCTACCTCTGTTTCATTTAAGTCACCTGATTCAGTACCAGCAGCTGAGGCATTTAACTCAACAACCTGTACACCAACCAACTTAAGAGAGCTGCCATAGGTAACCCCATCCCGTAGAATATAAGGTTTTTGATAGAAACCCAGTTTAACAGTAGATCCTCCATATAGCGGTGTCTTAGTATCTGTAACAGGTGTGCCTTCAGTATCAACTACTGGAGGTCTCTTCTCTTCATTCCAAGAGAATTTTAATTTATATTTCCCATCAGCTACCTCTTCCCATGGTGTGGGTTTAAGTGTAGCACGTTTAGGATTTTTGAGCTTAGACTCTGCCCATTTAAGAACATCTGTCCTCTCCGTTTCTAGCGTGTCAACAACCGAAGCGTCAACGACAGCCGATAGAGAATATCCAAACTTACCCGGTTCGAGTATAGCTTGAAAGCCCTCTAGTTTAACATTCTCAGTTACGTGTACGTTTCTATTAGACATCACATGTAGCCTCATCTAATTTATCCAGATCCTTACCTGGTTTAGCTGGTGCTATTTGCTTTGCTAAGTTTCTACGATACGCAGTTAGCTCTTCAATACGGTTATCAATAACTCGTAATTGATTTTCTTTCAGCTCTCTTTCTGCTTGCTGTAATCTCTCTTCAGAGACCACAACTACCCTAGTAGGTGAGAAGAAGCTGTCAAATAATGTGTACATTAACAGAAAAAATAAGTTGAGTCAATCACGGTCTCCGGTTTAAGGTCACCAATGATCGGTGGTTCAGTTTCCGCCCCTATTTGGGAGGCGAATTCAGTGAGATAGTCATGCTCTGCAAACAGGTGCATGTAAGTCTCTCTAATTATAGTCGATAACTCGGCCATGTCAACCGCTCGTGTGAGAACGCTGTCATGAATCAAAGCTATAGGATTGTTGAAGCGTATTGTAGATAAATGTAACAGGCTCGCATCTAGACTGTGAATCAGGTTAGGTGCAGTTGCAGCCCTATGTCTAGCAGAATCTACCTCTTTATTATCTTGAGTAGCTACTGATAGGACACATCTACCTAATAACTGTAGGTCAAATTGCTCTACTTTCTTTTTCATGATACGTTGGTAGACAACAAAACCAGATGGTGTTACCCACTCTAAGTCTTGAGCACCACGTTTCAATGCATTAGATACTTCATCTTCAATCCATTTCATCACCGACATAGGGCCAGGGACAACATTATGCATGGCATCCCTGACCGCCTGTACGGTAACAGTTAGGTCGTCCTTGTCGATTTCGACCCCCTTTTCTTTTAAGGCGTCACGAATGTACGCTCTATTAGAGAAAGGTTTAGCATTGTAAGGTATTGTCATAACGGTTCTCTTAACCGTCTTCCTATCCATTACTTTCTGTATGTGCATAGGACATTTCAATTTGGCAACATCACTTACAACCTTATATGCGTCTTGTGGCCTATCAGAAGGCAACACATTGACGAGTTGTGCTGTCTTTTTATCTCTCGCTAATCCTGCGAGGATCTGAAGGCCGCTACATGTAGCATCTGTTGCTACAGGCAGTCCAGTTGTATCTCGGTCTTTTAATACACAACAGTGATAGTATTCATCACATGCTGCTAAGAATTGCCAAGGTTCGTCCGCTGCCTCCCAGTCACCAATGTTATCAATCGGATCATTGGCTACTCTGGTAATCAACGGAATGTTTTCATTCGTCCAGTCCAATCTCTCGGACATTGTAGCTTTATCTAATCCATAAGTAGTAGCACATTGGAATGCTAACCACTTAACCGCATCACCTCTAAGATATGCTCCATCAGCGAAGTTAATAAGTGACTTCCCGAAATCAGTATCTTGTGGTGTGAGAAATGCGGGTATAGGATAAGCCCTACCTCTGTAATCAAAAGACCAAGGTATATAAAACCTCTCACGATCTTTAAACTTTTGTACGGCTTCCATGGTCATTCGAGTTCTACATGAGCGTTTAAACTCAGCAGCCCTCATATTCATTACCTCTGCCGCCTCCCTCCTGTACTTCTTACGAGACTCTTTATTAGTCTCTATATCTACAGGTTTAGGTGGTAGATCATAATGAATAATAGGAAGAAACTTACCAACACTTATGCCAGACTGTTGTAGATGTTCTGCAACTCTGACTGTGAAAGGATTTAATATGTATCCAACCTTCTGTATCTTATTAAGAAAGGCTATCGGTGTTTCTCCCTGTATACGTATGGGATCGCCCCGCCTTACTAGGTCATGACCATGCATGACTTCATTAAGTATGTACCCTCCTGGTGCTTCATTTGTCCAATCCCTTGGTATGACTAGCATAGGCCATGCTAAAGGAGAGAATAACTCAGCGTTTGCCATGACTTCGTCCTTGATATCCATGAACTCAGGAGTAGGTACTATATAAACCGTAGTCTTACGGCCTATTCTAATATGTTGCTTATAAAACCAACCACTTGATTCCATAATACAATCTAATAACCATGCACCTAGTTTTGTTCTAATACTACGGTTCCATGTTACCCATTGTTTTACATCATATCTATTCATTAATGTCCTAACGACAACTAACTTCTGATGTGTACCAATAGCACGGTGCCAGTAGTTCTTCTTCAGAACATTCAATAAGCCAGGAGCATGTGTCTCATAGTGTCTCATCTGACACTCATCTTCTATAGCTTGACCTATAGATGCACATACATTAGTAGCCATATTACTACCATCCTTGAATCCGAATACCTTATCAAAGGTTAGCTTACATGCTATAGCAGCACCAGCTAAAGGTTCAAGTGTATTAATATATTGATGTATGTCCTTAAAAGCAACACCAAACTTACCTTCATGTATCTTCCTGTTTGTTTTCTCTATTCTCTGTACTACCAGAGGTAAGAGCGTATCAATAGAAGAGATACCATATATTGAAGCTGATGCATACTCTTGATCTTCAAGTTTAATAGTTTGATCTCTGAGCCTCTTAAGTCCTTGACGTATTTGATCACGTTCAAGTGCTACTTGCTCGTCAATCAGTTCTACTGTTGGCATAGTCTCTGATCTCGTCGTTAATTTGTTCAGTTAATAGAGATCTTATTTCATCATAGTGAGGATGCTCCTTGTCTAACAAGTCTAGTGCTTGTTGTTCATAAGATATTATATCCTCAAGCGAGCGGGTCGTCATATTCAGGTATGTATTCAGGGTATAGGTGATGTACTTCACTATCAGTACATATAGTTAATTCGCTAACACCTTCACTCATAATCTGCTCTGCTCTTCTTCTAGCATGGCGGGCAGTCTGATATACATACTCAGTTACCTCACCTGTATCTGTACGTTTCTCACGTATAATACAATTGATTGAAGATGGTATCTCATACCCTGCTATCTTCCAGTCCATGAATTCATCGAAAGGAATAGGCATGAACCACTCAGCAGGAGCTGCAGATACAGCAGCATAATTATTCGGGAAGTATGGTTTCTTCTTTTTCTTCTTAGTCATAGATGAGCCTAATGTCCTCCAGGTAATCGTCCATCATTGCAGCCTCATCCATAGCTTCATAAGCTAGGTCTACTACTTCTTCCCTATCATCTTTATGATAAGGTGAGTCAAGGATAAAATCCCTACCACTCTGTAGTGTAACATGATACTTAGGCATGGCGGTTTGACTGTGAATAAAGTTTACGTTTCAAGGATTTCAACCGCTTTCGTGCTTGTCGCAACGCTTGCGGTTTCTTTCTTCCTTTGTCTTTTCGCTGGACGTCCCCTTTTGCGAACTTCAGCATTCTTTGGCTGTTCATCATTTAATGCTCTTATCTTTGTTAATAGTTCACCATAAGGTACAGCCCATTCATGATTTGGATAGTGATGTAAGAAAGCTAAGATAGCATTCTCAATAAGCACATTATCATTCATCGACCACACCTCCATGATGTTCTATATCTGTTGGCCTATCATCAACTGTTTCATAATTAATAGATAAGACAGGTAATGCATCCTTGAGCTTCTGTGTAATGTACCATATTGCCTCACTAGGAGTCAACTTAGTCTGTACATTAACAGTGAATTTGTACTTTTTGTGCATTGATCTTTTTTGATTTGGTGTATATAACACCTCGATAACATAGTGTCATTGTTTTGAGTGGGTAAACAATAAGGGAGGTGAGTCCCTCAGAAAACCTCTTACGAGGCTTTGGGAGAGAATCTGGCTACAACCTTATCAAGATATGGTTTAGCCTTATTGTAGAGCCACTGAGAGTCCTTAGACAGCTCTTTGATTTCATACTGGTGTATCTTCCATCTGTTCTGTGCGTCCTTGATATAGGAGCTGAATGGAATGATATTATCAGTAGGCTTTGGAAGAACAACAGGTAGTATTACCTTTGGCTCTTCTTTTGTAACCGGATAACTTTGTTCAGTCATTGGCTTTGGTGTTGTTGTTTTCCTACGTTTTGCAGGTCTTGGCTTCTTTGTTGTGGTGGAAGTCATTTAATAATAGTAATAAACAACGGATTGACTGTGAATCAATCAGTAAACCCAATGTTACTTGGGCTTAGAGATTAAATCAAGCATAAGTTTGTTCACGGATATCATCAGCTAACGCATTATCTCTAGGGT